TTTGACTATTTCTATAAGAAATTGGACGAAGCTGCAGCAAAGAAGGAGGATAAATCCAGTGTATCCAGTGTGGATGAGAGCAAGAAGGAAAAGGAAGAGAAGCCGTCGTTAATGGATGCAATTCATTCCATTTATACAAAGGGAAAAGATTTTGCGAGCAAACTATTTCAGCGCTCATATTTTTATGTGGCTAAAACTCCTCAATTCATGAAGGACCTTGGTCTGACTGGAGATAAGTTTACAATTAAATATGGAGTTATCTCCCGACACATGAGCAAAGATGAATCGCACTATCTAAGCGAGGAGGAATGGTCGCAACTTGCAGAGGGTCTGCAGCATCCTTTTGCTATCAGCAAGATGGCAAATAAAGAGAAAGGCTACAGATTATATACTGCTATAAAGAACAGAAGAGGTGAATACATCGTGGTTGGCGTTGATGTTAAGAATGCCGGACGTGATCTTGAAGTCAATGCTATAACAACTGTCTTTGGAAGAAGAGAAGATGCCAATCATTCTGCTGCGGAGGATATTATATATAAGGACAAAAATATAACTCCCGACCAATTGGCACTTCTGGACGGGCGCAATTCCCGTCAATATCCAACCGATCAGGAGTTATCAACCCCAGGTCAGCAGACACTTCTCAACGGGCGCAATTCCCGTCAATATTCTGCCGAGCAAGAGTTTTCTGAGGACAAAGGTAGCGAAAAAACTTCTGACGAGCAAGCGAATAACGAAAAAAATGATGGCTACTCCATAAAATCTGCCGAATACACCAACAAAAAGGGTAAAAAGACGGACATGTACCATCTTGATTTCAACAGCGAGCTGACCGACAAGCAGAAGAAAGCCCTGAATGCTTTTGCAAGGGAGAAGACCGGAGAGGGACGCTTTGCCTCGTCAAGAGGTTGGGCTGACCGCGAGAACGGTGGTTACTACTTCCGCACTGAGGAGGACGCCCGAAAGGCCGCTGAGTTGGTGAAGGACCGTGAAGCGGTGGAAGACGCGCAGCCTTTGTCGCTTGACGACATAAAGGAAGAGCCCTCAAAGGGTAACGTGCAAGACGGGAAGAACGAGGCAGACCCCTCTCCTACCGACGCACAGAAAGAGGCGGGGAACTATCGTAAGGGTCACAGAACCGTAGACGGCCACAAGATTAGTATCGAGAATGAAAAAGGCTCGACACGAAGCGGAGTGGACGCAGACGGTACGCCATGGAGCGTGACGATGAATAATGCGTATGGATATATCCGTGGCACGGAAGGCGTGGACGGCGACCATATCGACGTGTTCCTGAGCGATAATCCGGAAAGCGGCGACGTATACGTGGTTGACCAGGTGAACCCGAAGACGGGAGAGTTTGACGAACATAAGGTGATGTATGGCTTTAACTCGGAAGATGAAGCCAGGGAAGCTTACCTGTCGAACTACTCTCCAGGGTGGAAAGGCTTGGGAAATATCACCCGGATAAGCCGCGAGGACTTCAAAGAATGGATTGACAGCTCGAGACGAAAGACGAAGCCTTTCGCTGATTATGCGAGCGTGAAGAAGGCAGAGGATGGTAAGGATAAAAAGAAGAGCCGGTGGGTGGACGATGAGGACGCCGAGGAGTTTGCGCGTCTGCGCGACATCCTGCGCAAGGGACTTGGCAACCAGCTTAACTCTATGTTCCCGGCGAACTTGATTGAGCCTGCGACGAAGATGTCATACCTGATGATGAAGCACGGCGTTCACAAGATCCAGGAGTATGCCACAGCCATGATCGAAGAACTTGGCGAGGCTATACGTCCGCACATCAAGAGCCTGTATGAGTTCACACGATATACAGAGGAGGTGCAGCGCAGCCAGTGGAAGGACGACCTCTCAAGCCATGAGGAAGTGGACGCCTTTAACCATATCGGATTTGACAGCAAGAAGTTCGGACCGGTGGAAACGGCCGAGTTGATTACGGCTTCGCAAGACAGCCAGGCGATGATGGAGGCCAAAGAACGTGAGTTAAAAGAGAAACGTAACAACATAAGAAAACAAAAAGATGAACAGAGAACAGCAGATACGGAAGCTCTTGCAGAGCAAAGCGAGGCTCTTGCAAGTGAAGCAGAAAATCAACTCGAAACTATCGAGACTGCCCAAGACGAAAATGCAGGGAACGAACTCGTTGAAAGGATAGACCGCCAGATTGAGGCTGTAAACGACCAGCTGGCGCTGCTCGGATACTACGAGGCAGACGAGAACGGAGCCTTCAATGAATCGTTCGGCTATATGAAGACTGCGGAAAAGAAGGCCGTGAAGGACGCCGAACATCTGGCCATGAAACTGGCGGCTGACCTGGGTATTGACACGGGCGCCACCAAGGGCAAGAAGAAGGCGAAACTGGCCAAGGCAGACATCGCTCCTGCCGGAGGTGACATCACAATGAGACTGCCGCTGAATGACGGACGTGAGCTGATGGTGAATATCGGACTGGAGCCTGTAAGCGGACGTGGCGGAGTGCGTAATGAGACGGGAAGCGGACTCTCCAACGACAACCTGGAGGTTACTCACGTGATGTATCGCGTGGAGAACCCGGGCGCGAAGGATGCCTTCACTCGCTACGGCATGAACCGATGGGAAGAGGCCGACGTATCCTACTCGAAATTGCTTTCAGGCATCCGCAAGGAGGCTGGCAGATACCTGCCCGGAGCGGAGGCCAACGAGCGTAAACGCTCCGCTGAACCTGGCCGGCAAAGCGAAAACGACAAGCCACATGGCGCAAGCATCGAGGCCAGCAACGCGGAACGCATGAAAGCGCTTGAAGGCGAAATGGCCGACAACGAGATCCGACAAGCGGAGATCGAGGAACGGCTTGACAATGCCGGTGAGGCGGACGAGCTGGAGCGTGACGCCATGGAGGGTGAACTGGCAGAACTGCAGAACAAGCAGAAGGACCTCGAGGCGGAATATAACGGCTTGAAGAGCTTGAATGAGGAGAGCGAGGCGCTGGAGGACTTCTACGACAACGTAGTGGACGAAGACGCCGTGGAGAACCTGGACGCTGATGCGGCCGTACAACTGGCCATCGTGGGTGTGCTGAATCCCACACTGACAGACATGAAGCCGACGGCGGCCTACAAGTGGCTGCAGGACGAGCTAAAGAACGTGTCGGACGGCAAGTTGCGCGACTTGAAACGTGAGTATATGTTCAAGGAGGACCGCGACAAGCTGGAGGATAAGGTGCTTGACGCTGTAAACGCGGAAGTGGAACGCCGCCTGCAGGATGGTGAGAACCAGCTGGAGGATGAATCCAGCAAGGCAGACAACGCATCCAAGGAGCAAGGCAAGACAGCCGACGAACAGATGCGCGAGTGGGCTGAGCAGGCAGAACGCGGCGAGACGCCGTTTACCGTCACTCCGGAGGTTGAGGAGGAAATCCAGGCGCAGCGCATGGCAGAAATGTCGGAGACGGCCGACGAGCGCAAGAAGGCAAGCAAGGCGAAAGGACGCAAGAAGCCCGGAGCGTCGAGCGCGGAAGCAAAGCCTGTGGCCGACCTGTTTGGAGATTTATTTGAGAACAACAATGGTTTAACTATTAATAATAACGAAAATGAGAAAGATGAATTACAACCTGGCACCGGCGAATCCGGGCGAGGGAGACGACAATCTGTCGCTGATGAATCGCTGGGAACGCGCCCAGGGAATGAAACTGAAGGACCTGACGGACGAGGAGTGGATAGACGTAGTGTCAGCCATCCTGGTTATGACGAAGGCGGAAGCGAGAGAGTATCTGGCAGTACTGAGAGCGAGAAACGCTTAAAGCCAGTAGTCCCTGCCGAGCGCATGAACACGCACAACAACCGTGCGGAGCGTGGTACAGACTACGCGCCAAAGGGCGTGGACGCGCGCATCAAGGCGAACATAGCAGCCATCGAGCTAATGAAGAGACTGACGGAGACCGGTGAGGCCGCTTCGCCAGCCCAGATGGCTGTGCTCAGAAAGTTCAGCGGCTGGGGCGGACTTGGCAGGGCATTCGACGTGCATGGGGTGTATGACTGGAACCTGAGAAAGTTGCTCGGCGAGGAGGCATATATGGATGCAAACATGAGCCGCAACAGTGCGTACTACACACCGGCGCAGGTGATTGACACGATGTGGGATGTGGTTCGCGCGATGGGCTTCAAGGACGGCAACGTGCTGGAAGGTTCGGCCGGTATCGGCAACATACTGGGCCTGATGCCGGAGGATTTCAGTGAACGCAGCAAGATACACGCCGTGGAGATTGACGCGACAACGGGCGGCATCCTATCGCTGCTCTATCCGGACGCCGAGGTGGACGTAAAGGGCTTCGAGAAGACACACGTGGAGAACGGCAGCGTGGACCTGGCCATCACGAACGTTCCCTTTGTGACCGGATTGCATGTAATGGACGAAACGGGAGACAAGGATCTGTCGAAGAAGTTCGGCGACATCCACGACTTCTGTATCGCCAAGAATGTGCGCAAGTTGAGAGAGGGCGGCATCGGTGTGTTCATCACCTCGAACGGCACCCTGGACAACTCCACGAAGCTGCGCGAGTGGCTGACAGGAGAAGGAGGAGCCGACGTGGTGGGCGCTTTCAGACTGAACAATGAGACCTTCGGCGGTGCGGCGGTGACCTCGGACATCATCGTGGTGAGAAAGCGCGTGAACGGACGGGCGTCGGCGCACGCCATCGACGTGAGCACCGTAACGAGCGAGCGCACGGCCGTAATGGACACCGGCGAGACAAAACGTGTGAAGGGCAAGCTGGAGCCGATAATGAAGACGGTGAGCATGACCTACAACAAGTACTTCATGGAACATCCGGAATGTATGGCGGGTGAGATGAAGTTCGGCTTTGAGAGGGGCGATACGTACCGCGGCGGCTCGAAGGGCCTGTATCCGGTAAATGGCAAGGACCAGACGGAAATGCTGGCCAAATGGGTGGAAGGGTTCAAGAATATGGACGCCGAGCAGCCCAGAGAGGCTGACAGAACGACGGAAGAGGTAACCTATGACGACCTCGGTCAGGGTGTAAAGGAGGGCAGCATGCTGATTGACAGCAATGGCCTGCTTTGCGTAGCACGAAGAGGAAAGGCCGTGCCGATGCAGTCGAAGCGCAAAGACAAGAAAGACACCCGCACCGATGAGGAGATGGTGAAGGTCTTCCATAAGAACAAGGTAAAGGGCCATACGAGACAGGAGTGTTTCAAGGACTACAGCAAGGTGAAGGATGCCCTCAACGCCGTATTGGAATACCAGGCGAGCAACGAGGACGACAAGGGGTTGAAGCCGTTGCTTGACGCACTGAACAGAGCGTTCGACGCCTTCAAGAGCAAGTATGGTAACCTGCATAAGAACGACCAACTGGCTTGGCTGCGGAATGATATGGACTATCCCTCCGTACTGGCCCTGGAAACCTACGAGGAGGTGGCCGACAAGCATGGCAACAAGACCGCGCGTTACGGGAAGACCGACATCTTCACGCGCCGTGTGGTGGAGAAAGAGCAAGAGCCGAAGCCTACGAACACGAAGGACGGCATCATCGTCAGCCTGTATAAGTACGGACGAATCGACATTCCTTATCTGGAGGAAACGCTGGGCAGAAATGCCGAGGACATCAAAAGGGACATCGTGGATAGCGGATTGGGATTTGAGGATCCGGTGAGCCGAGATATGGTGGTTTCGTATGAGTATCTGAGCGGGAACGTGAGAGAGAAGCTCCGCCAGGCCGAGGAGAGCAACAAGGACGGGGCTTACACGAACAATGTGAAGGCACTGATGAAGGTTATTCCGGATAACATTCCGGCGCACCTGATAGACTTTACGCTGGGCTCATCGTGGGTGGACGCCAAGCTTTATGAGGACTTTGTAAAGGAACGCACGGGCGTGAGCGTGAAGTTTACGGCGGTAGGCGGCACGTGGTTTATGAAGGCTCCGGAATACGGCATCTACTCCGAGGATAACCGCCATGCCGGTGTAACCAGCGAACAACTGCATGTGACGGTATACGGTCACGAACTGATGGAAGCGGCTATCCAGAACAAGACGATAACGGTGCAGAAATCCCATAGAAACTACGACGGGACGACAGAGACCGAGGTGGATAAGGCCGCCACGGCGCTTTGTCAAAGCCGTATCGACGAAATCAGAATGGACTTCAAGGACTGGGCGAGAGCCAAGATGCAGGGCGACGAGGAGTTGTCCGCAAAGATGGAGCAGCGATATAACGAGCAGTTCAATAACTCGGTGCCCAAGAGCATTCCGGACGAATTTATTCCGGAGCACTTCGGCGGGCAGGCCGCCTTGGTGAACGGCCGCGAGTTCAAGTTGAGACCGCATCAGGCGAAAGCCGCCATCCGTGCTACCACGCAGCCTGTAATGCTGGCACACGAGGTGGGCACCGGAAAGACCTTCACGCTGATTACAGCTGCCATGGAGATGCGCAGACTGGGAACGGCACGCAAGCCGATGATCGTAGTGCAGAACGCCACGGTGGGACAGTTCGTGGAGAGCGCGAAGGCGCTGTACCCCACGGCCAAGGTGCTGACCCTGGACGATGGCGACCATAACGAATTGGGCAGAAAGAACTTCTACGCGAAGATAAAATACAATGACTGGGATATGATTGTGGTACCCCAGTCTGTGTTCGAGCGCATCCCGGACAGTGAGGAGCGACAGATGAAGTTCGTCCAGGAGAAGATTGACGAGAAGATACGCGTGATGAACGCGCTGGCCGACACTGACGGTGGCGAGAAGAGTTCGATATACCGTCAGGCGAAGGCGGAGCTGGGCAAGCAACAGGATGAGCTGAACGCACTGAGTGCCGCCCTTGAAGAGAAGCGAGGGAAGAAGCGCGAGAAGGACGAGAAGAAGCAGGCCGTAGCGATGCAAAACGCCGAGGTAAAGGCCAAGGAGATGCTAGACAGAGAGGTGGATGACGTAGAGAACTTTGACGACATGGGCATTGATGCACTGCTGGTGGACGAGGCGCACGAATACAAGCACCTGGGATTTGCGACGGCCATGCAGCGAGGCGTGAAGGGCGTGGACCCCAAATACTCCAAGAAGTCGCAGGGCGTGTTCCTGAAGACACAGGCCGTGATGGAAAAGAAGAACGGGAAGAACGTGGTGTTCGCCACCGGTACGCCTATCTCGAACACTGCGGCCGAGATTTGGACCTTCATGCGCTACCTGATGCCGGCTGACCAAATGAAGGAGTATGGAATCTATTACTTCGATGACTTTGTAAGAAACTTCGGTAACATACAGCAAATGCTGGAGTTCAGCACGAACGGAAAGTTCAAGGAGAACAACCGATTTTCGGGCTATGTGAACCTGCCTGAGCTGGTGAGAATATGGTCGGGCGTGGCGGATACCGTGCTGACACGCGAGGCCGGCGGCGTGAGTGATAAGATTCCGGAGATGGAAGGCGGCAAGGCACAGGACGTGTTCCTGCCGCAGACGAAGGCACTGCGCAGCGTGATGAAGTTTGTGAGAAAGCGCCTGGATGAATTTGACAAGATGAGCGGCAAGGAGAAGAAGGAGAACAGCCACATTCCGCTGACCATGTACGGTATCGCCAAGGCGGCCGCAGTGGATGCCCGCCTGGTAGTGGACAACGCCGAGGACGACCCGTACAGCAAGACGAACGAGGCCGTAAGACAGACGCTGAGATCGCTGGAGGAAACGAAGGATTACAAGGGCACAGTGGCTATCTTCGCCGATGTGTACCAGAACGGCAGCACGGGCTTCAACCTGTATACGGACATCCGCGACAAACTGATTAAGGAAGGCGTGGACCCGAAAGAGATTGTGGTGATGGTAAGTGGTATGACCATGAAGAAGAAGCTGGAAATCTTTGACAAGGTGAACCGCGGCGAGGTGCGTGTCATCCTGGGCAGTACAAGTACGCTGGGTACGGGCGTGAACATTCAGGAACGCCTGCACACTTTGATTCACCTGGACGCTCCGAACCGACCGATGGACTACACGCAGCGCAACGGACGCATCCTGCGACAGGGCAATATCCACAAAGAGATGGGCAAGCCGGTGAGAATACTTCGCTTCGGCGTGGAGGATTCACTGGACGTGACGGCTTACCAGCGCCTGAAGACGAAGGGTGCCATCGCTGACAGCATTATGAACGGCAAGAAGATGATGGCCTCGAGTATGGAGAACTGCTCGTTGGAAGAGGACGAGGACGTATTCGGCGACATCACCGCCCAGTTGAGCGGCAGCGAGTATGCCATGTTGAAGAATCAGGCGGAAAAGGAGGTGAGAAAGTTGGACGCCAACTACAGACAGTGGCAGAACGACCAAACCTATATCCACAACCAGATTCCGAAGCTGCAGGGACAGGTTAAGGAGACGGAAGCCCTGAAAGCGGAGGCGGACAAGGCTCTCGATACTTTGGAGAAGCAATACGATGCCAAGAATGGTATTACGGTGAACGGTACGAAGTACACCGACCTGGAGAGCATGGACAAGTTCTTCAAGGACGTCAACCAGAAGGTGACGGAGCAGATGAACGAGGCAAAGCAGCGAAGCGACTATCAGGCCGAGCGCTCCATCCGCGTGAACGTGGGCGGTATCGACTTCGACTTCAAGACGACAGTAAAGAGCCGCATGGCAGACCGGTCCGGACAGACCACGCTCACCTTCTCGGCAAGCCATGACGTGAAGTACAGTTGCGAGGCGCTGGGACTTAAGGACGTGCCTGTAAGCAAGGGCTGGCTGCGAAACGGTCTGGAAGACGTGCTGCAGAACGTGGTGACCGGGAATGACTTCAAGGAGAAGAGCGAGGCCTTTGAAAGCGCTATCGACCGCGCGAAGGACGACATCGAGAAATTGAAGGCGCGCGAAGGCAAGACGTTTGAGGACGCTGACAAGCTGGCCGAGATGAGAAAGCGGTTGTCAGAGTACGAGGAGTTGATGAAGAAGGAAATGGCAGAGAAGGAGGCCAAGTACGCTCAGATGGATTCGGAAGTCAAGGAAGCGGACGGCGTTCACGAAGCCGTAGAGGAAGACGAAGAGGACGACCAGGATACACAGAAGGACAACAACAAGTATCGCATCCGCGAGGATGAGCCTCCCGTAAGGACGGGTATCGGATACAAGGTGTTTGTGTTGAAGGACGGCAAACTGTATCCTCCGATGGTGGCCAACGAAGACCGGGAGGACACGCCTACCGGTGTATGGCTGGACGGCGACACGAACGAACAACTTATCGTGGACAAGGAAGGTGCCGACCAAGAGCAGGCCGGCGTGGAACCCTGGCTGAGACGCTACCACGTGCAGGCCGGAGGCAAGGGCACGCAGGGCGGCAGCGGCAAACTGGCTTACCGGCCTGGCTGGCACCTGGGCGAGATACCTTATGCACTGCAGTTCGGTAGAATGAATCCCGTGACAGGCTTGCGGGAACTCTTCCCGAAGGACTTCGTATGGGCCGAGGTGGAATATGCCGATGACGTGGATTACCAAAAGGAAAGCGACGAGCGTATGTGGTATAACAAGGAGGGCAAGCGACTGAGCTCCCCCACCCACTCGATGGGCGGGCTGAACCACATGCCGTGGAACGGATCGTACCGCTACCGGACGAACCCGAACCCCGAGACGGATGCCTGGATCATCACTGGAGCCATGCGTGTGAACCGTATCCTGAAGCCGAGCGAGGTGGACGAGATAGTGGAAGCCGCAGGGCGAGAGCCGCAGGAACGCGAGGCAGGCGCCGTAACTGACGCTATGGTGGAGAAACTGAACCGCGGACTGATGAAGCGGATGGATACCTCGGAGGCTGGGAAGAAGCAGGCCGCACTGACGCTGGGACGCAAACTGGGCGTGAAAGTGCGCATCGTGGATGACGCCGAGACACTGACCGATGAGGACAAGCGCAAGGAAGAGCGTATGAGAAACGCCAAGGGATGGTTTGATACGAAGAGCGGCGAGGTGGTGATTGTGGCCGGGAACAACCGCAGCGTACAAGACGTGGAGCAGACTGTATTCCACGAGATTGTGGGGCACCGTGCCTTGCGTGAGATGATTGGCGAGGAAAAGATGGACCGATTCCTTGACGAGGTGTATAGTCATGCCGGCAAGGCAGTGAGAGAGCGCATTGCCGCACTGGCCGGAAAGCACGGATGGAACATGAGGGAGGCAACCGAGGAATATCTGGCCGGACTGGCAGAGAAGGGCTTCGAGGACTTCAACGCTGAGGAGAAGAGCCTGTGGCAGAAAGTGCGTGACTTTGTGGCACGCCTGCTGCAGGGACTGAAAATTCCGAAGAGTGTAACACTGAACGACAACGACCTGAGATACATTCTTTGGAGAGGCTACCAGATGCAGGTGGAGCGCGGAGCGTTGGGCGAGGCCGAGAACGTGGTGATGAAGCAGCGCCTTGGAGCCGGAGAGTTCAAGTTCCGCGACGGAGAGACGCCTGAGAGCATGGAGGAATCGGTTACCAAGGGAGCTGTAGCGCTGGCCCAAAAACATAAGGACGACGTGAAGTTACGCGACGATGCGATGAGGGCTATCGGAGGCAACATGCAGAAACTGCGCCAGGCAATGGCCCTGCAGAAGGAGCTGGACGTGAACACCGCCAAGGGCGTGGGCGACCTGGCAAAGACGCTGGTGGCCAACGGATGGTTTGAGGGCGCCACGGCACGCGACCTGAACCGGCTGATGACGCAGGTGCAACAGGCCGTCGGAAAGGAAGACATTACACGGAACGTGGACGCCATCATGGACCTGATGACCGACAACCTGCTCAGTCAGGCACAGAGTGACCTGGCAAAGCTGCTGAAGGTGAAAGCGAGCCGCGTGAACGCACAGGGCGTGGAGGTACAAGGCGAGCTGGACGGCGACGGCAAGAAGTTGGTGGACGTATTGAAGGCCGGACTTAAGATGCGCGAGCGGGAGGATCTGGAGAACGCCATAGAGGCAGCCAGCGACCGCATGGGCAGCGAGGACGACGTGACGAGTGAAGAGGCGGCCATCGAATACGAGGGCTTGTGCCTGGCCAAGCGCTTCATGGAGGATATTACGGACAGTAAGAAAGAGCTGGCGGACCTCAAGAAGGAGTTGAAACAAGCGAAGGAGGACTTTGCGGCTGGCAAGTTTGCCGACCGTGCCGCTTACGATGAGTTTGTACGCTCGACAGAGGACGCTATCCGGCAGAACAAGCTTGAACGCATGGAAGCGTTCCGGTCACTCACGGGCGACCTGGCAGACCGACTGAGAGGCAGCATCGCCCGAGCGAAGGAGTTCCGCGCGGCGGACAAGGAACGTGTGCGTTCCATTCAACACAATGCGAACAGCGACATGGAGGGAAGGCCTTCGGACGAACATCGCAGAGACACGCGGGCACAGAAAGCTATGAACTCGCCGGTAGTGCGTTTCTTCCTGAAACCGCTGGCGACCTTTGACCAGATGCTGCGACTGTTCGGTAACAAGGCGCAGAACGGAGAGGGCTACCTGTATAACCGTTTCATGCGCGGATGGGTGGACGCTTCGGAAGCCGAGCGCCTGGGCGTGAGAAAGAGCTTTGAGACGATGGACCGCAAGGCATCCCGCGTGTTCCGCCGTCGGATGCGCTGGAGCGACCTATACGCACTGGAGCGCGGCATGAGAAAGGGCTATGCGGTGATACGCAACGGCGACGGCATGCAGCGCGTGGAACTGACGCAGGGAAACATGCTCTATATCTATATGGCCAACAAGATGGCTGACGGACGCATGAAGCTGCGCAAGATGGGCATCAAGGAAGAAGACGTGGAACGCATCACCGACATCATCGACCCGCGCTTCATCGAACTGGCCGACTGGATGCAAGAGGAGTTCCTCGTGGACAAGCGCAGTGAGTATAATGAGGTATACAAACGGATGTTCGGAACCTCGATGGCGGCAATCGAGAACTACTTCCCGTTGAAGATCCTGAGCAACGCCCGCTCCGAGAAGGTGGACGTGGGCGACGGATTTGACGGAGAGAGCAAGCCTTCAACGACCACCGGAAGCATCATCAAGAGAAGACGGAACGGCCTGGCGCTGGACGTGACCGGCGCGGACGCGTTCTCGGTGTTGGTGGAGCATATACAGAATATGGAGAAGTGGGCGGCGTTCGCCGAGTTCAACCGCGACGTGAACACGCTGCTATCCTACAAGCGTTTCAGAAACCAGGTGATGAACATGAGCAGCATCTACGGCGGCGGAAAGAAACTGTGGAACAACTTCAAGGACGTGTGCCGTATCGCGGCGGGCACCTACCACCCGGTGGTTGGCAGCGACAGCGTGGATTCAACCTTCACGAATGTATCAAAGGGCGTGACAGCGGCGAAAATATCATTCCGTGTGTTCACGGCGTTGAAGCAGTTGTTGTCTTCTCCGGCCTTTGTGTCGGAGGCGAGCCCCGCCCGTCTGTTGGCTGACGCGGCCACTCCGTGGAGAGCGTGGAACTGGGCTATGAAGGAACTGCCGTTGTTTGAGAAACGGTGGAAGAGCCGTCAGGCAGGCGATTCCAGATTGCTGCCCACGGAGATGGACTGGAGATTCTGGAGAAACAACCTGGTGGAGAAACTGGGCCAGTGGGGCATGTCGCCCAACGCCTTTGTGGACGCGCTGACAGTGGCAGTAGGCGCCCACGCCATCTACCGGACGAAGTATGGCCAGTACGTGAGAGAAGGTTACGACGCCCAGTGGGCCGACCGCAGGGCCAAGCAGGACGCTACGGTGCTCTATAACGAGACGCAGCAGTCCAACGAGAACGCCTTCCTCTCCACAATGCAGCTTGACCGCACGGTGGCCAGTGTGGCATTCAGTGTATTCCGCAACTCCTCGATGGGGTACCAGCGCCAGATGGTGGACGCCATCCGCAACCTGAAACGTGCCATGACGCCTGGCTACCGCGAGCGCAGCATCGCTTTCATGGCTAAGCAGCACGTGAGAAACGGGCTGGAAAGCGATCAGGCGAATGCGGCAGCCACGAAGGATTACAACCGCGGCGTGTTCCGTGACCTGACCAGACTGGCCGTGTTCGGCTTTGTGATGCAGTTCGCGTGGAACCTGGGCGCGTACCTGCCTTACCTGATTGGCGGCGGGGACGATGACGACAAGGACGAGTTCCTGAAGGATGCGGCCGTGCACGCACTGTTCGGAGGCGTGGAAGGACTGACGGGAGGCAACCTGCTGAGCGACGGTTTGAACATGGCGGTGAGCGGACAGTCATTACAGAATTATGACCCGTCACTGCTGCCGCTGCTGAATGATGTGGAGAGCATCGTGCGGCACTTCCAAAGCGACCAGGTGGCCGCGGCGAACGATGTGGTGAACCTGCTGGTACAGTCCGGCATCGGAGTGAACCCGCAGACGCTGACCGACATGGCGGTGGCCGTATGGGACGCCTGTGGAGGCGACGCACGCACGCAGCGCGAGGCGATGCTGTGCCTGATGAGGGTGTTAAGCTGCCCACAGTCACAGTTGGACAAGGTATACTTTGACGAACTGGGCTGCAACGGCACGGACGCGAGCCAACTGACACCGAAGGAGCTGGCCGAGCGCTACGCTATATATAAAGTGAAGCGTTCGGCGGCGCTGACGGGATGGGCCTACGGAAACGAGTTGAAGGAGAAACGCCTGCTAACCTACGAGGACAAAGCCAAGGCTATGGAGAAGGCGCGACTTGGCAAACTGGGCGACCGTGATGTGAACGCGTTGTATCTGGAGTACAGTGAGGATGCGAAACAAGTGGAGAAGATGAAGGAGGCCATCGCAGCCAAGGGCGCCTACGACGCGAGAGAGGCCGCAAGGCTGAACGCCGAACTGGCCAGACGTCCGGAGTACGGACGGTACCGCCTGTTCAAGCGGCATGACGCCATGCTGGACAAGCTGGCCAAGCGCTGGCTGGCCGCCGGGAGCGCGGAGGAGAAGGCGGAGATTGAGAGCCGCCTGCTCAAGGAGAAGGAGCGGATGGTAGCCCTCCTGTGTGACTATGACAAACCAAAGATAAAGTGACGGTAAGGGGGCAGGGAGTTATCTTTGCCCCATCATCTTATTAAAACAGAGTGAAAATGGGGAATGAAGAGAAATTGCACAGGCTCAGCCGGGTGAGACCCACGGGTGGCCTGGACAGTGTGGCCCACAGCCGCATGACAAGGGCGGAGCGCAGAAGGGCGTGGAACGTGTTGCGCCAAGCGGAGCAGCACTGGCTGAACATGACCCGATTCCGCATGGAGCGCGAGAGGAACAAGAAGTACACTTACGGTGACCAGTGGAAGGACATCGTGGAGGTGAACGGCGTGAAGATGACGGAGGAGGACTATATCCGGAAGCAGGGTAACGTGCCGATGAAGAACAACCTTATCCGGAGAATGGTGAGAAACGTGCTGGGCGTGTACCGCAGCCAGGCGACGGAGCCGACATGTACGGCACGCGACCGCGACGAGCAGAAACTGGGCGAGACGATGTCGATCATCCTGCAGTGCAACATGGACAAGAACCGTATGAAGGAAGTGAACGCCCGGACGATGGAGGACTTTCTGATAGGCTCACTGGCCGTGCACAAGAAGTGGTATGGATGGCGCAACGGCGAGTTGGATTGCTGGACGGACTACGTAAACCCGAACAACTTCATCATCGATTCGAATATGCGCGATTTCAGAGGATGGGACGCGAGCTTTATCGGGGAGATACATGACGTAGCGTTTGAGACGCTGGTCTGCCAGTTTGCGAAGACGCCCGAGGATTACGAGCACCTGGCCGAGATTTACCGCTACACGCACGAAAGGGAACGCTTCTCGCAGACGTGGCAGCAGTTCGGCTTCCCGAGTATGAAGAACTTCGATTTCTACATACCTACGGACACCAGTCTTTGCAGAGTGTACGAGCTTTGGAGGAAGGAAACGAAGCCCCGCTTCCGCTGCCATGACTATAACAACGGCGACGTCTTCAAGATAGAGCTGGAGGATTATGACGAGATGGTGATAAAGGTGAACCGTGACCGACTGGAGCGCGGACGCTCCGCAGGCATGGACGATGACGACATTCCGATGATCGAGGCGGAGTGGTTTGTGGACGAGTACTGGTACTATTATTACCTGACACCGTTCGGAGACATCCTGGCTGAGGGCGAGACGCCCTACGAGCACAAGAGCCACCCGTACGTGTTCAAGGCATATCCGTTCATCGACGGAGAGATACACTCGTTTGTGTCGGACGTGGTGGACCAGCAGCGCTACACGAACCGCCTTATCACGCTTTACGACTGGATTATGCGTGCGAGTGCCAAGGGCGTGCTGCTCTTCCCGGAAGAATGCCTGCCGAAGGGTTTCAGCATAGACGACATTGCGGAGGAATGGAGCCAGTTCAACGGTGTTATCGCCATCAAGATGAAGGGCAACGACGCAAGCATCCTGCCGCGCCAGATTGCGAACAACTGCACGAACATCGGCATCACGGAATTGCTGAACATCCAGTTGAAGATGTTCGAGGATATATCCGGCGTGAACGGTGCGCTGCAGGGCAAGCCCGGATATTCGGGCATGAGCGCCGCGCTCTACAACCAGCAGACGCAGAACGCCACGACCTCGCTGCTTGACCTGCTTGAAAGTTTCTCACAGTTCCGTGTGGATTCTGCATACAAGGACGTGAAGAACATGCAGCAGTTCTATGATACAAAACGCGTGTTCAACATCGCCGGCAAGGCTGGCGCTCAGATTGAGTACGACCCGCAGAAGATACGCAATGTGGAGTTCGACCTTTCCATCACGGAGAGCACACAGACACCGGCTTACCGCGCCGTGGCCAACGACTTCCTGATGGAGATTTGGAAGCAGGGACAGATCAGCCTGGAGCAGATGTTACAGGTGGGCAGCTTCCCGTTTGCGGACGAACTGCTGCAGATGTTGAAGAGCCAGAAGGAACAGCTGGAACGTGGCGAGAAGCCGGACGCACTGCCGGAGAACCTGCGCAAGCAGATTCAGCAGAGCGCCGACATGAATGCCGTGCAGATGGGTTACAATGCGATAAAGGGTGGAATGGCCGCTTAAGGCGGTGCATGAAGCCTTCCCGTAAGGGCGTCCCTCAGAACGTGGCCTCGGTAACGGGGCGAAGGCGTTCTGAGGGACGCTTTGTCTTGCGGTTGGGGACGAACTGCGGGACGGGCATCTCGTTGAAGCAGACGTGGAGGCCGATGGCGCGCGTCATGAGAAGGTCATCGTGCTTGCCGATAATAGCCCCGAAGGCTCCGTTGGGCTTGCGCTCGTAGGTGTCGAACTCGTCGCAGCAGCGCGCGTCACGCTCGACATACTGCCCCTGGCGGATGACCTTGGTGAGTGTGGAGATGACCATGGGCTTGGTGCTGACGTTGGTGTGGAAGCCGTACCGGCGTGGGCGGCCCTCGCGGATGTCGGCCTCGGAGGGGCGGCGTGCGTACAGATTGGGATAGCAGTCCTTTATCTGGTTGAGGACGTAGGAGGACTGGTCTCCGTCAACCTGACGTTCGCGGTCGTGCGTCTCGAGGGTGTTGGATTCGATGACGAGCAGGGAGTTGTCGTAGAAGGAGGCTATCTGCGCAGCCTTCCAGGCAAGGATGTCGATGTCAGTGTGGCCATACCACTGCGCGACCACGGAGGGCTTGCCACCGTCGGCCATATAAAGACGGTCGAAGACGACGACTACGGACCAGTCCGCCTTGTTGGAGCGTCCGCCGATGTCGACAACAGTGAGGTAGCGGTCGGTGACGTGTTCCTCGTCGTCGGGCGTGTTAGGCTCTGGCATAGACCATATCCACAGCATCCCCTGGCTGTCGGCATGGAAACGGATATTCTCAAGGGCTTCCTCCCCTTCATCGGCACGCGCCGTGACGTCACCGATGAAGTGCGGCGGACGGCAGGCTTGACGGAGATTCTGTACCTGCTGACGGTTGAATATCATGGAACCGGAATTGACGAAGGCTTCAAGGTCATCGGAGGGGAACTCGGAGGCCATGGAGGCGTGGGAATCACATCCGGAACGTTCGATGATATACCAGTTTATGGCCTCGAGTGTGGCGCCCTTGAGGAAGAGCGACCATAGATAGCTGCCTGATTCCTCGCGGTCGCTGGAAACGGACGTACCGTGACGTCCGGCGAAGAGACGGGCCGCGAACTCCTCACGCTGCGCCGGCGTGTCGAAGGGTATGGAGTACTGGTCGATGTCGAACCAGGAGATGAAGAGCGGGCTGTACTGCGACTGGCCGCGCTTGGCGCTGTCATACTCTGTCTGGAAGAAGTTGCCGGTGCCGTTGGCGGTGGATTCGAGTACGATCATGGTGTACGGCTTGTAGAGAATACCGTGAAGGGCGGAGCGGACAATATCCTGCGGCGTCTTGCCATCCGTCTTCTTCCAGATGCCCACCTCGGAGAGATGGACAAGATTGTAGTCTCCGCCTCGGCATGAATCGGGTCGCTCGGCAGTGCCTATCTTTATCTTGCAGTTGCGCTGGGGAACGCGGTGGATGGAGCCGGACTTTCCCACTCCGACCAGTTTGGGCTCGTCATCGGAGAAGGCTTCGCCCAAGCGGTGAAGCATGGAGGCCGGATAGCGGGTTATCATGCGGTCGAACATGTCCTTGATTTCATCGGAACCGGTGCCCTGGTGTGCGATGATAAGGGAATTGAGGCCCGTGCGGTGCACGAGCTGCAGCCATGCCATGTAGATTTGCGACGTGGTGGACCCGCCCCACTGACGTGCCTTGAGCAGGACGATACGGATAGGCTGTCCGGCAAGGCGGAAACGCTCGAGGCAGTCCACGAACTTGCGCTGTGGACGCGTGAGGCGGAAAAGGACATCGTCGCCTCCTCCCTTGTTTTTGATGTAGACAAAGAAGGCAGCCCAGAATGGAAAGTCGTGACGGATGCGCACGCGAATGAACTGCTCGACGACACGGAGACGGTCTTCGGGTGTGGGATTGGGGCGCCCGATGCTGGCCAGAAAACGGCTGACGCTGCCGTACTGACGGAGGAGGCGCACGAGGGGTACGCTGTCCATGGTGACGGGTATGTATTGCTCGCGTATGGGGAAATCGGTGATGCGCAAGATGGTGCGCTTGCCCACGGAGCCTTGCCCGGTGATGGGGTTGAAGGGTGCGTTGATGGCCCGCAGGCGCCGCTCGTTCTCGGCAATCACCTGCTGGAGGCTGCTATATTCTTTTGTCATTGTAATATCCTCGTTTGATTCGGTAAATGATTTCCTTGGCCGAGCCTGGTGACATATAGAAGCTGGGCGCCGGCTGGTGTATGACCTCGGAAACGATGTCGGAAAGTGGGCGGCGGGCGTCGGCGTCACGCAGGATGACGACACGGCGGTAGATTTCGCGGAACATCCGTTTCTTGCTCTCGCGCATACCGGTGAGCGGGCGGCCGTGCAGCATGGACGAAACGACGATGGCGGCCCGCTCCTCAGAAACCCAGAAGCGCGAGGACGGCATTTGGACGACGCGGCTGAAAATGTCGGTCATACGGATGTGGCGCGCCTGCAGCATCTGCACGCGGAAGGCCCGGAGGAGGTCGGTGTTGCGCTCGTGTGTGAACTCGAGTACGGATCCAAAGTATTTCATAGGCGGACGATGTGTGATGTTAATTTTAAGTTACAGGTATTCGTTTGCTTGGTTTGTCTTAACAAAGATAATGTTTTTGAGTAAAAAGATAAAATGGAGGTATGGAAACGGTATGTTACATTTGTGGATATTAAAATAGTCACTTTATATAATATTGACGTATATGGCTGATAATAACAATGTTAAAAGCAAGCGCGAGCGGACGCTGGAGCGTCTGCGGGCGAAGAGCCCTGACAAGCGCTTCGAGGACGACGAGGAGGTTTTCGGGCAAATCAACGATGATTACGATGATTACGACAACCAGCTGAACGGCTATAAGGACCGCGAGAGCAAGCTGGCCGGCATGTTTTCATCCGACCCGAGAAGCGCCCGTTTCGTGAGCGACTGGAGCAAGGGCGAGGACCCCGCGGTTGGCCTGGTGAGAAACTACGGCTTTGAAATCAAGGACATCATTGACGACCCGGACCGCCAGGAGGAGATGGCCAAGGCGAACCGCGAGTACGTGGAGCGTGTGGCCGAGAGCAAGAAACTCGACGAAGAGTACGAGAAGAACCTGAAAGCCTCGCTGGAGATGCTGGAGAAGCTGCAGAAGGACGAAGGCCTGACGGACGAAGAGATTGACGGAGCTATGAACCTGCTGATGGGTGTGGCCAAGGACGCCGTACTGGGCAAGTTCCAGGAAGAGAGCGTGCGCATGGCCATGAAGGCGCTGAATTATGAGCGTGACATGGGCATCGCAGGCGAGGAAGGCGAGATTAGGGGCCGTAACCGCAAGGTGGATGAGCAACTAAGACACCGCGAGAAGGGCGACGGCACTCCGCAGCTGAACGGACGCAACGGCCAGGCGAACAATCCGGAGAAGAAAAAGAGCACCATTTTCGACCTGGCCCGCGAGGCCATGTAAGGAGGGAGGAAAGTCAAAATGGACGGAGAGGCAGTCAAGTTTCCAAAGGAACGTGAAGTCAGCCCAGTGACGGGCACGGCCGGTGTGAGAGGACACGCCTTCGGCATGGCGGCCACGGTGAGCGCCCTGGCCGCGGCAAGCGGCGGCATCCATCCCGGAGGCCTGGTAACGACGGACACCAAGTGATTATTCAACATATCTATTCATTCATTTAAAATCCATTAATGTATGGCAGAAGTTTCTAATGCAAATAATGCGGTACCTGCGGGCGGAAGCGCTCCGCAGACTGCCACTGGCTCGGCCGGATTGGAATCCCAGGTACCCGGCCAGGCGTCTACGGTGAGCGGCGCTGCCGCAGCGACCGGCGGAGTTGGCCCCGGCCAGTTCGTCGAAACGGACATCGACGAGGAACTGTTTCAGTTCAAGAGCGATGAGACGCCTTTGACGCAGTTGGTGCTGAAGGCGAAGAAGGTGAAGGTAAGCTCACCTATTGTGGAACATTACCAGATTGACGAGCCGCGTTCCTCTGTGACCACGGACACCGAACTGGCAGGCGGCAACTCCACTCAGGCTGTATTGCCGTTGGTAAAGAACGACAGAGCCATCCCGCAGCCCTACGACACATTGGTAGTAAAGGGCGTGAGCGGCTATTCGGAAGACGGCCAGACGGAACTCCCGGGCCAAGACCTGATGCTGTTCGTGACAGGCCGCGACATGGTGACCGGAAATCCCATCGTACGCGCCACAAACGGCCCGAAGACAAACAAGACGGACCTGGAGTGTACCATTCCTACCATTCCGGCAGGCTCGACCATCGTGTTGCTGGTGAATGCGCTCTACGAGACACAGAAGGAGGTGAACCCCGACCTGATCATCCCGCAGCCTACGCTCATCTACGCACAGAAGCGCGGCATGAACCAGGTGGTTTCGGACTACTTCGAGGCGCAGAAGAAGCGCATCCCGTTTGCGCAGGCCTTGATTGCGGAGGCGCAAATCACAAACTTCAAGGTGAAGTCGAACCGTACGTTCTGGTGGAGCCAGCCCAACAAGTTCGTGGTGGACACCAAGCTGGGACCGCAGTTTGTGTATACCACAAAGGGTATCCGCTGGCAGTTTAAGAAGGAACTGCAGCACACCGGAAAATGGACTATCGAGGAACTGATTGCGCTGAGCAAGATGGCGTTCACCGGTGAGGACGTTCCGAATGAAGTGATCGGTTTGTGCGGCAAGAACTTCCTGGAGAATATCCAGTGCATTGATTTCTCGAAGCATCCGGAAATCCAGATTTCTGTAAAGACGAATGCGTTGGGCTGGAAGGTGACCAGTATCCATACGGTGTTTGGCGACATCGAGCTCAAGCACGACCCCGCGCTTGACCGCCTGCATTGCGCCAACTCGGCCGCCCTGATTGCGATGGACCGTTTGGTTCACTATGAATATTCCGCTGAGCACACCGACGAGGAACGCGTGGAAGGTGAAGAAGCAGCCCGCAAGGCTCTGATCGTGTGGGACGCTGTCGGCCTGAAAGGCTCGTGCCATATTTGGATTGACGGAGAGGGCGCCAAGACCGCAGACGGAGCCACTTCGTTTGTCATGTGGGATTCAGAGGAAGCTCCGGAGAATCCTTCGAGCGGCACGGTATATTACCTGCTGAGTGATTGCAAGGGCATCAACGCAAACGCCCTGAACGGCCAGATGTGGCAGTACAAGGACGGCGGCTGGGTTGAATACTCAGGCAGCATCACCGCTGAATAAGCCACAGTCTGTGACACGGTAAGTATATAAAGAATGTAGCAATCGCAAAGGCGGATGGAATGTGTGGACCGTCCGCCTTTGCTTCTTAAAACAAGTATGATTATGGAAAATAAAAGAGTGACTTATGCAGCCGTCGGCCTGATGGAGTTTGTGGCCAATGTGGCTATCGGGAAGGCGGTTTTGAGAGTGTCCTTCACGGGCGGCAGCATGACGCAGTATGGCATCACGCCGGCCACGTTCAGTACGAACAACCCCATTTACCAGCGGGCTATCGAGAACAGCGCCTACTTCAAGAACGGGCGTATCCAGAAGCTGCGCGAGGTGAAACTGGAAGGCGAGCCTCCTGTAAAGATTGCCCACAACCCCGAGAAGGCTGTGAAGCAGGAAGAGAAGGCGGACGAGAAGGACGGCAAGGAGGATGCGGCGGACGGGCAGGACGGCGGCAACGCCACTACAACCGAAGAGGCCGAGCTGCAGGCGCAGCTTGATGACGAGGGCGCGCACGAAGATGCGCCAGCTGACAACGCCGGCGAGGATGACGGCAATCCCGTTGAGGCGGAACCGGACGGTGAGGGTGCTGTAGAAGGCACCGGAATTGAGACCGTGGAAGTGGCCGAGCTGGACGATGCGGCGGAGTATCTTAAGGAGCACTTTGGCATTGCCAAGCGCAACGTACGCAGCAAGGAGGCGGCAGAGAAGGCCGGCGAAGCGAACGGCGTGAAGTTTGTGTGGGTATCCTAACGAAAGGGCTGGAGTATGGTGTACAATATCCATCGGATTCTGAAAGATGTGAGGGTGGCCGTGGACGAGAACGCGGAAGGCGGGCTGCTGCTGGAAAGCGGAGACATTGACACGCTGACGCTGGACGGGATTGTAAGGAGCAAGGTGCTGGAGGCTGTCAGACGTGTGGAAACGGTAGCACCTGTGCGCCTGCTGGATGGCGGGCACAACTTCGGCGAGGCGGTGTACTGGGGAACGATGGGCAGCGGATGGGTGTTGCTCCCCGACGATTTCATGCGGCTGCTGCTGTTCAGGATGGACGACTGGGAGCGCCCCGTGTACGAGGCTATCACTCCGTCCGACCCGGAATACGCCCTGCAGTCATCGCGCTTCAAGGGGCTGAGGGGCACCGCACAGAAGCCTGTGTGTGCGCTTGTGATGCGCGGCGAGGGCAAGACGCTGGAGTTCTACTCGTGCAAGAGCGAGGAGGCTGCGGTGACCGAGGCGGTGTACCTGCCCTACCCCAGCCTGGACGAGGATGACGGCGTGGAGATATGCGAGCGGTGCTACGAGGCTGTGGTATACACGGCGGCAGCGCTGGCCATGGCCGCCGTGGGGGACACGGAACGAAGCAATTTGTTTAACGGATTGGCTAAAAGCTTGATGGAATGAGTGTAACGAAGGTGACTAAGGTGGAGGGTGACTTGTCCGTGACAAGAAACATCCATGCGGGCGGCCACGTGAAGGCTGCCGGCAACATGTCGGTGAAGGGCAACCTGAAGGTGGAGGGCTGGCTGGACGCGGTGAACGTGAAGGGTCCGAACAAGGGCCTGTTCACCGACGTGAAGAGCCTGCGCGAGGCCTTCCCTATGCCGCATGACGGCTGGTGGGCGCTGGTGGGTTACTCGCTCCCCGCCGCCATCTATGTGGGTCAAGGCGGAGAGTGGGTGGCCACGGGTGGCGAGGGCGGACTGTCGACGAGCATCGAGGGAGCCATCAACTTCGGCGAGGGAGCCACGTTCGGCACCTACGACGAATCTCTTTACTCGGGCAGCGGCGCGGAGATTGACGCGGACGGCAACATGGAGGTGGAGAGCCTGAGGGTGCGTTCGGCCATCGAGGTGCCGAGCCTTACCGTGAAACGCTACGGGGCCCTCGAGGGCGACATGCTGCTTACGGAGACCGACGCCATAGACAGTGTGGAAAGCCTGGGAGACGGCTGTTACGGCCTGCACCTGCACGAGAAGTGGGACGGATACTTCACCGCCCAGGCGGTGAACAATGTGCTGAGAGGCATTATCTGCTCGCTGGACAGTGAAGGCGGCAGGTTCTACACCTCGTGGATGCGGGTGAACTCGGTGAACGCCGCGGCGAACTACATCGAGGTGACGCTGTACGCGGACGAGGAGACGCCGGCCGGGAGGAACTATCCGCCTTCCGAGAAGATGATGGTGGCCCGGTACGGCAACCAGACGGACGAGGCCCGGCAGAAGTGCATCTACCTCTCGAGTACGGATGGCTGCATAAGGAAACTGGTGAACGTAACCAAACCGATTACGGATTCGACCAACGAGGGCTTCAAGCTGGGCGATCCTCCCAGCTGGCTGAGGGGCGACATCCGCATCGTGACCGGACGTGACTACTTCTACTCCATGGGCGTAATCTGCCAGGACCTTATACAGATTGACTATAACGGGCAGCCGATACCCGTGTATGTGGATTGTGGCGAGTGGAAGGAGGGCGAGAGATACCACTTCCGCTCGTATGACGAGAACAACCGCTACGTCATATCGGATGTATGGCACAGGGGGTGCAAGTGGCGCTGCCAGAAGGACGGCACCACCGCGGAACCGGCCTGGAACAACACGGACTGGGCCATGAAGGAGGGCAACCCGAACTTCACGGTGGCCTTTGCCGAGGCGGAGCAGATTTATGACATTGACAACTTTGAGATGCCGCTTACGGTGGTGGCCACACTGTATAACACGGACGTGACGGACGACATCCTGGACTGCGACGTGGAGTGGACGCGCTACTCGGAGGACGCGGAGGGTAACCCGCGCACGGCGAGTGACGACGCATGGGCGGCGAAGCACGCCGACTGCGGGAAGGCTATCGTGATTACGATAGACGACCTGGATGCAAAGACCTCCTCGGGATTCCCGAAGAAGGTGCGCTTCACGGCCACGGTGACGCTGCGTGACGGCATGGGCAGCGAGGCGGCCACGGCCAGTGTGACAAAAGAAACGAATTAACAAAGACAGACATTATATGATTACACAGAGCAAACCCTTTAAATTCGACTTCACGCCGCTGACGGTGACTTGCACCGTGACGGTGGACAACACGGTGGGCGACGAACAGGTGTATAACTCCTATCTGGGACAGTATATTCCTGACTATACGGCCGTGCCGTTGAAGCTGCGTCCCGACGTGCGCGTGATAGACCAGGACGGCGTGCTGACAGCCGGCAGCGTGAACGGCAAGCTGGCGAACATCACCTGGACGGAGGTGATTGGCGGGACTTCAACCCTCATCACGGCAAGCAACGGGGACTATGAGATCGTGTCGGGCGACAAGGACAACGGCTGCATCCGCGTGAAGAAGAACGTGACGCCGGACACGACGCTGACGCTTAAGTTCTCCGCGGAATATACCGACACGCGCACGGGGCAGGTGTTCCAGGTACAGGGAAGCTACCTGCTGGCATGCAGTTCGTCGGCTCCAAGCTCGCCCACGCTGTCGCTGGACATCGACACTTCGCATCTCTACAACCCGCTGCGCGATGCGGACGAGGTGAAGGTGAAGGCGAACCTGTATGTGGACGGCGGCATCTGCCCTACGGCCAAGCGGCTGTTTGTGTGGGACCTGTCGCACGACGGGAAGACGTGGGAGGATGTGGGCGAGAGCGGCCTGCATTACTTCATCGAGGTGGCGAAAGACGGCACGTACTGCACCGTGAAGCAGTCGCTGATGGGCAGTAAGATGGTGCTGCGCTGCCGTGTGAGATACAGCGAGGCGGGCGACCCGTCGACGGTGGCGCTGACGGACAGTTGTCCGGCCAAGTCGGTGACATTCACGCGATATATCCCTGCCCTGCAGACGGAAATCGTGGGGGCGAGTGACCTGCCTCCAGCGGCTACGGAGATGGAGGTGGACCTGATAGTGACGGACAGCCAGGGTGTGGTGAGCAACTATCAGGAGGTATACCAGCCCGTATGGTACGGCAGCGCACAGACGGCTGCCGGGAACGCCACACCCACCAAGGTGATAGGCTACGGAGCCCCTTGCACGCTGCAGACTGACTTCATCAGCCAGGCATACGGCAGCGTAATCGGCGTGGAGCTGGTGGACCGCGGCCCGCTGACGGCCATCACGGACGAGAGCGGTAACCTGCTGACGGACGAGAAGGGCCTGATATTGGTATGTAACTAATGTGAAACTTTTAATATGACAGATTATGGCAATAACAGTTTATCACGCTAAGGTGAACAAGAAGGTATGGGAGTTCATGAACTTCCTGGTGAATGACAGATTCCAGTGCAAGGACGGCAACTTCATTCTGTGGCAGGCTGACCTGGTGAATATCGGCTCGAAGCTGGGCCTGACCATCGACAGCGACATCCGCACTTTCCTCGAGGAGGTGTGCGAGCAAATCGGCGCGGTACTGCTGACGCTGAAAGAGGCGAAGGAAGAGCAGGACGGCAAGGTGACACGTACGCTGCCCGTAGCCGAGGACGTGCGATTCCAGTTGGAAGGCAGCACGGGCAGCACTGCGGCGAAGGACGAGCCGGCCTCTGAGGAGGAAGTGTCCGGACAAGAGGACAGCTCTTCTGAGAGCGAGGAAGGCGATGCCGGACATAATACTGACAGCGTTGACAACGACGGCCACGAAGATGATCCGGCCACAGAAGAGCCGACAGGTGAAGAGCCGGCCGCGGAGGAAGGTGAAGAGCCTGACAAGGACGGAGAAGGCGTGACGGATGATGCGGACAGCAGTGTAACGGATGAGGAGGACAAGCAATGAGTACGAGTTCAGCGAGCAGACAGGTGAAGTTCTCGAAGAGTTCGGGCACTTACTTTACCTCCATCGTCAGCCAGAACGGCGACCTCTTCCAGGACTACGAGGAGAGAGCCGGCGAGATTGTGGTCACTCCGGACTACTCGGAACTGGAGCCCATCCTGGAGTTTGTGTGCATCTCATCGCGCACGGCGCTGGGCGAGCAGAGCTTTGACGACGCGCAGATACGCTGGTTCATGAACGACACGGAAATCAGTTTCTCAGGCGGCAAGTCCATCGGCGTGTACGCGGGGCTCTTCGAGAAGGTGAAGTCCAACGGGCGCCAGGCGTTGAAGATTGTAGACAACATAGCCAACGCAGCGGGCTACGCGGCGGCCACCATCAAGGCGATAGCCACGCTAATCATTGGCAACGAGAGCGACCAGCTGCAGGCCACGTATACCATTCCCATCGGCCAGAAGAGCGGAACGAGTTACAAGGTGACTATCGCCTCGGGCGACAGCAACAACTTTGTGATTACAAGCAAGACGGAATCGGCCACGAACAAGTGTGTGCTGAAAGCGCAGACTTATTTCAGCGGCAGCGTGATCGAGGATGTGAGCAGCCTGACATACAAGTGGTACAAGGCGGACGCTACAGTGGACGGCGGCTTCGCACTGATCCAGGGAGCGACCTCGCAGACGTACACGGTGAACGAGGCCGACATCGACACGTACGCCGAGTTCAAGGTGGAGGTGTACGCCAAGGGCGCCTCGACCGCGCTGGGCTCGGACGTGCAGGGCGTGATGGACGCCACGGACCCGTATATGGTACAGCCGAATCCGGACCCGACCACGGAAGAGATTGTAAGCGGCACGGGCGGCACGGTGACGTACACTCCGAAGATTGTGACACGCGGCGGTGAGGAACTGACACCCAACCCGCTGTTTGACTTCGTGGCGAACGACCCGAGCGGCAACTACCGCGGTCAGGCCACCAACGCCAAGAGCTTCACGGTGACGGAGGCGATGTGTAACGCGGGCGGCGGCACGGGTATCATTGTGGTAATGACCTCTAAAGAGTTTTGACCTATGGTATTCAGTGGAACGGCTTATGTGAATTTCCGCAAGGACGGCGACGACGGGGACGACGGGCGCGGCATAGCGGAGCAGATTACTTACTGGGCCATCAGCGCCAGCAGCGTGACGGCTCCCACGTATCCTTCGGACCCCGCCACGGCTCCGTCGACCTCGGTATGGAGCACGACGGCGCAGACGCCCACGGCGGCCAAGCCTTACGTATGGACGTACACGAGAATCCACTGGACCTCGGGCACGGCATGGACGATGACCACTCCGGCGGTGATTGCGCTGAGGGGCTATGACGGGGCAAGGCTGAGGGGCATCTACGCTTTCTCGAGCCTTGCGTCGAGTTACACACTGTATTCGGGTACCAACGGCGAGGAATGGTACGATGTGGTGAAGTACGGCTCGTATTATTGGAAGGTGGCTGTGACGGGCACGGTGAGCACGCTGGGCACGCCGTCGGCCAGCAACTCGAACTACAAGCAGTACACGACTTTTCAGTTCATGGCCACGAACTCGCTGGTAGCGGATTCCATCGTAATGGAAAAGAACGGCGTGGTGCTGTTCCGGGCAGAGGACGGGAATGTGGAGTGCAAGACGGGAGTGTTTGATAATGTGGAGGTAAGCGGAAATATCACAGCCAAGACACTGAACCTTGGCTTTGGAACCGGAGACACAGAGGCAGCCTCGCTTTTCTGTCTGCCTAACCTGGGCTCAGACGAACTCGTATTTCCGGCCTTAGAGGAAGGGTCTTCAAGAGAGTATACACTGTGGTATCCGGCAATGACCAGAAACCCTGGAGACAAAACGATTAAAGGAGCGGACAGTTCTGTGCTGTTTTACGAAAACCCGGCAGCGACAAATTCAGCGACCTCGTTGACAATAAGTAACGGAGTGATAAAAAAACTGATAGGGCTGAGATTTACAAACAACGCGAATACCTATTATATATTATGTGAGTAACCGATAAAATTATATCAAATTTAAGATGGACGAAAAAACTACAAATTTAGGAAACAAGCCGGTGGTAACCACCCTGGCCGACACACAGCGCGTGGTGCTGACAGACAGCAGCGGCGCACTCAACTCCATCACTGGAGATAATCTGAGAAGTTACATTCAGAACGGTATCAATCCGAATCTGATGTACGACAACATCCTCATCATGTATTACGACAGCGATGATTGGGCGCGCATGGTGCACCTGGACGCATGGCCCGCTCTGCAGGAGAAAGGCAAGCTGGCCATCGGTGTGGTGATTACCGAGGGTGACAAGAAACTGGTAGTGGCCACGCAGGGCACGCAGCTCTATTGGTCGAGCGCACAGGTGACAGCTGGCGGCAAGATGACGACGAGCCGACGCGAGGCTATTGCGGACTGGGCCGGCGAGGCGAACACGGCGGCACAAATCACTCACTCGGAGTGTGCGGACGTGGACTACGCTCCCGGATACTGCGCCAACTATTCCCGCGTGAACTCGGCGGGCTATGGTCTGAAAGCCGGCAAGTGGTGGCTGCCGTCGAGCGGCCAGCTGGACATGATATGGCGACATATCAACGGCCTGAACTATGCCCTCTCCCTTATCAATGACGCCGACCAAATTCCATGGGAATGGCACTGGTCCAGCACCGAGGACTCGGCGTCGCACGCCTGGCATCAGAGTTTCGCCAGTTCGTACGGCTATCTGAGCGGCAGCGGTAAGGCCACGGGCAAGAGTCGGGTTCGGCCGGTCTCCGCATATCAGTAAGCAGAGGACTGGCTTAAAACATTTTTCCCTTTTTCCTTCGCCCCTTTAAAGGGCGAAGGCCGGCCCCGTCCTTCAAGACGGGGCCTTTTCGTATTCATCCGGGAGGTCATCGTCCTGGATTTCGTCGGGGTACTGCGTGATGTCGAGCAACACGTTGTAGGCGTCGATTTCGGTGACTTCGACCACCGAGAAGACGCCGGAGAGGGCGCGGACAAGGTCCACCACCTCACTGTATTCTGAACTGTTTCTTAATAGCAATAGTTTCATAATGTCCTTTAATGTATAAGTAATCAAACAATCGTGATTCTATCCGGGAGAGGTACTTACGCCGCAAAGCATAGTTGTTGTGTTGGCGGAGAAAGCCCAGATAGGAGTTGAGGGACTGCACGGCATGGGTGATCTGCTCCATGGTGTAGGTGCGGTTGAGCGTGCGGACCGCATCGACGAACCCGCCGACGGTGCGGTTTGCGCAATACGAGCGTCCGGGCTTGACCACCGAGCCGGTGAACTTGACGCCCTTGCTGTAATGCTGCAAGTAAAACTTCTTCTCATTCAGCTTCAGGCCGAGGCACGCAAGATTTGCACGTATCAGAGGCACGGCGGAGAGCAGCACCTTCTTATCCTCATGAATCATATAGATGTCATCGACATAGCGGCCGTGGTAGGGTGTGATTCCGCTGATGAACCAGTCGATGTCGTTGAGGTAGTAGTTGGCGAATATCTGGCTGAACAGGTTGCCGATGGCGATACCCTTTCCTCGCTGGTTGCGGAAGAGGGTCTTGTGGTCGGGTAATTGGTCGAAGAGTTCCTGGCGGCTCTTCTTGATGCAATCAAACTGCGGTTCATGAAGGACGACGGTACGGCAAAGCCAGCGGAGGTCCTCCTTGTCCTCTCCTTGGTAGCGCTCGAGGACGAAGCGGTCTATCTTGTCGGCCATGATGGCCTTGTCGATGGACATGAAGAAGCCCTTCAAGTCCAGTTTCATGATCCAGCAGTCGCGGGTGTATCCCTGGGAACATTCCACGAGGTCTCGCTGCATCTGACGGACGCCGTAGAGCTGTCCCTTCCCCTTGCGACAGTTGAACGTGCGCGAGGAGAAGACCTGCTCGAAGAGCGGTTCGAGACGTAGGGCGATGTAGTGATGTATGACGCGGTCTCGAAACGAGGCAGCGAACACCTCACGCAGCCGCGGACGTGTGACGACGAAGCAGATGCTGCGGGTGGGACGGTATGTGCGGAGATTGACGCTTTCGGTCAGAGAGACGCATTGTTCCATCCAATTAAGCGTGAACTCCATGGCACTGGTAGTGCCCCGTTTGTGGCGGAGGCAATCCCTGTACGCGTCCACCATATCCATTAACTCTATCATAGCGATGCCTTATTTTGTGCGGAGACCGGCCGAACCCGATTCTTGTTCGTGGCCTTATTGTTGTTGTTCAGATTGCCGTTCGAACTGTCGAAATTCTGATTCCAGGCGTTCGTCGTCGAGTACTCGGTCAGTTGAGCCGATGTCTTGTTCTTCGGATTGAATGAATCCCTGGCTCCCATATCATAAGAAACGCTTTTCACGGTCAGCCCTGACCGGCCGTGCTTTGCTTGCCGTCCTTCGTATATCTCGATGCGAAGGAGTTTCGTAATGCGGTGGCCTGCTTGCCGATGCCGTCGAGCAGCCGTATGAGGTGCGCTGACTTGTTTCTTCCCTTTATCCATCCCTGCTCCACGGCCAGCGTGACGAGTACTGACAGCGTGTGCCAGTCCGCCAGGAGCGCGTCCATAAGGGCGACGGAACGTGGCGAGTTGGTTTGGTACGCTTCGGCGAAGAGGCGCAGCGCCTCGACGGAGAGTTCCTGCATCCGGGCACCGATGACGTAGCGGTGCGACTTCGGGAAATTGTCGGTGACGGATACCATCACCGCAAGTAGTTCGCGAAGGCGGTTGTAGAGCTGGGTATGGATAATTGTTTTTGTCATATTCATATTTATATAGCGGCGGTAAAGGTAGTGAAAATTTACGAGGCCCGGCGCATGGGAGCGGATAAATTTTTTAAGAAACGGGAATAAAGTTTTTTCATGCGGAAAAGTGGCGGAGTGAGCGGGATTGCGGACGAAGATAAAGCGGCGGGGCGGCTGGGATGGTGTATCTTAGCGTCCGAGGGTAAACGTTTATGTTTAGGGGCGTAGGAGTTTCCGGGCCGGAGGCCGGCTTCATCCAAAGGGTGGAGGCGCGGTGAGCCGGTCCGGAACTTTTTTCATGCCGTTGCGCACAAGATAAAGAGGGAATGGCGGCCGGCCCGCTATCTTTGCAGGTATATATAGGGATATAGGAATATGTTTAATCTGTAATTTTGATTTTTGGCTATGATTGGAATGTTGTTTGAGGGGTTTGACTTCGGCCCGCTGAGGGTGCATGCCGGCTGGTTGCTGCTGATTTACGCGGGGGTGTTGCTAAGCATGGTGATTGACCTGATAACGGGTGTGAGAAAGGCGAAGGCGGCCGGAGTGGCACGCACGAGCGAGGGTTACAAACGCTCTTGCGAGAAAGCCATCAAGTACTTCTTCCCGATGATGTGCCTGAGCTGTATCGACCTGATGGTGTCGACCCTGCTGCCGCTGCCGGTGATGACAATGGCGATGGGTGCCTTCAACATCTTCTGCGAATGGAAGAGTGTGATGGAGAAGACACACGAGAAGGAGGAGATGCGCAAGGCGGAACGCACGATGAGCATCGTGTTGGAGAACAAGGAGGAGCTGGCCGGGCTAATCTCGAAGATATTAAAGGAGGGACTGAAGGATGAGAGTACTGATTGACAACGGGCACGGCGAGAACACGCCGGGCAAGCGCAGTCCGGACGGACGGCTGCGGGAGTGCCTCTACGCACGCGAGATGGCGGACCGCGTGGTGGCCGGACTGAGAAGGCTGGGCATCGAGGCGGAGCGCATCGTGAAAGAGAGCGTGGATGTGGCGCTGAAGGAGCGCGTGCGGCGCGTGAATGAGGTGTGCCGCGAACTGGGCACGGCCAACGTGCTGCTGGTATCGATCCACTGCAACGCGGCCGGCAACGGCCAGGAGTGGATGAAGGCGAGAGGATGGAGCGCGTACACCACGAAGGGCGTGACGAAGGCGGACCGACTGGCCGACTGCCTCTACGAGGAGGCGGAGCGTGAGTTCGAGGGCCTGAGGATACGCAAGGACATGAGCGACGGCGACCCGGACTGGGAGGAGAACTTCTACATCCTGAAAAATACGAAGTGTCCCGCGGTGCTGACCGAGAACTTCTTCCAGGACAACGAGGAGGACGTGGCGTACCTGCTCTCTGACGAGGGCAAACAGGCGGTGACGGAAACCCACGTGAAGGGTATCGCCCGATATATCGACACCTTGAAATAGGTTCTACATTGTGTGTTTATAATAGTTAGTGTTTTATCAACCTTTAATTTGAACGGTTATGGGAAAGAAAAAGTTTGCTGTTTTGCTGCTTGGCCTGTTGGCCTGCTTTTTTGTAGGCGGCTACACGGGCATGTTTCTGACCAAACGCTCTCTGACGGAGAGCGGAGGTCCGCCCGGCGTGACGGTGGATACGCTGGTGTACACGGATACGGTAATCTTTCAGGCGCCCTCCCTGGCGGGGGTGACCCTGGCGGGCATACGGACGGTGACGCTGCCGCTTCCGCTGGTGATGACGGCCAGCGAGGCGGAGGATACCGCCGAAGGCTTGCACCGCTGCCTTGACGGCTGCGGGTCGGGAGGCGAGCCGCGATGTTGCACGGCATGGCCTGACAGTGTGACCGTGGAGGTGGAGACTGTGCAGAAGCATTACGAGGACAGTCTGTATGAAGCCTGGTTGAGCGGTCCCGGATGGGCGGAACTTGACAGCGTGAAGGTGAGGGCTCCCACCCGTGTGGTGACGGTGACCCGCACCGTGAACGGAACACGGCGCAAGCGATGGGGCATCGGCCTGCAGGCGGGCGCCGGATTGACTGGAAGGGGCTCGGCGGAGCCTTACCTTGGTGTGGGTGTGACCTATCAGCTTATCGGACTATGAACAGAGTGACACTGACCGTAGGGAAAGAAGACGTGATGGAAGGCGTGGCGATGACCACCAGTTACACTGGCGCGAAGATGGGCGACGGCGACAAGGAAGCCTACGACCG